TCCGTTTACAGAGGTAATTAAATATTTTAAACGAGTGGATATTTCAGGAGAAAAATCTTTATTTAATCTTTTTAATCCTTCAAGTTCAGTAGAAATTTTCTTTTCATCCCCCTGAGTAAGTAGTTTAAATGTAATGAGGTTTTCTGAGTTGGGTAGAGTAAATTGGAATTCGTTATTCCCTTTAGTAATGTTTGATTCGTCAAATTCTTTAAATCCTATCTGGGATAAGTCAATTTCATATTCTTCTCCATTATATTCAAATTTGTAATTTTTTCCATACCCTAAAACACGGGCAGATACCATTAAAGCATTTTTATCCCCAATTAATAAATCATTAAAATTAATTTTAGTAATTATTAAAGATTCTAATAATTTATCTATAACAGTACCTTTTTCGATATAAGATTGGTTAGTTAAAATATCCTCTTCCTTAGCAGTCATGTATTTAATTTCAACTTTTCCTTCGGATAAAGGACTTTCCTTAGAATACAATAATCCTTTTGAGGGTAATTCTACTACTTCAGTAGGTAATTTAAATTCGGCCATAATCTTTATTTAATAATAACTTTTGTTCTATAATAAATATGAATATAAAAAAGAGCTTGACGAAAGCCAAGCTCCTTTTTGAGGGTATGAGGGTTGGGTAAATTAAAAGTTTAGTACACAGTAATCTGGTTGTACTGTCATTGTAATTTGTTGAGCAGCTGATTCATTATCATAGCTATACTCACCAAAGTTTGCAGTTGTAATCATTGCTCCTTTGATAATCCATTCAGATACTACATCACCTACAGGACCTAATACATTGAAGGTTAAATCCTTTTTATAGAAGTCAGAGTAACCGTTTCTACCAGTTACTGATTCATGGTGTAAACGAATCCATTCCATTACAGCTTGAGCTCCTGAAGGGGTGATTGGATCAAATAATGTAAAATCAATTGTTCCCCAGTTAGTTTTACCTTTTACATATCTTTTAAGATTGATGTGGTTTAATGCTACTGTTTCTTGTGTAATAGAAATACCACTTACACCTTTAACGATATACGAAGGGAAACCATCTATGTACATTACAAACCTATTTTGTTGTTTAGGTTCAAATGCTGTAAAGAACATTTCGTTAGTATCTAATATTGCCATTTTGTGTACTTATTTTATTATAAATATTTTATTTTTTGTTCTTTATGCTGGGAATGTTGCTCCAGTTGGTAATACATTGAAATCTAATAATATAAATTCAGCTGTACGTGTTGGTTGTAGGTAAATTTGACCTATAAGCTCATTTCTGTCTACAACATCTGCTGTATTATTACTGTCATCCATTACTACTTTAAAAGCATACAACCCTTGACGTTGTTGTACTGATTCTAAGTATGGGTTAACTTGACTTAAGAATGAATTTCTTGTAGCTATTGTATTTTGTTCAAATACTAATGTATCAGCGATTTGAGAAATATAGCTCTTAAGTGAAATTAATAATCTACGAACATTGATACGATCTAAAGCACTTGCTTTTTTCTGTAGGGTTTTCTGTCCGAATACTACTACTCCTGCTTGTGGGAATGTTGCTAATGGGTTAATATTAGCTTCATATAATCTATCTCTTGTAGAAGTAGGTAATTTTCTTTCTACGCGTACTACGCTATCTAAACCACCTCTAGTTAAACCAGCGGGGGCGAACCAAGAATCACTTGACGCGTCTGTAAACGCATATACTCCCGGAATTAACGTGGAAGCTGGTACCCAAACTAATTTACCTGTTCCAGGATCTATAATTTGAGCCCAAGGCCAATAAGTAGCAGCATAGCTTGTGTTATATAATGTACCTTTTGTTGTTACAGTACCTATTGGAGAATTGTATTTAACTAAATCAACAACTGCTAAAGCATCTGTTCTTGCAATTGCGGTGTTTACTAATCTAGTAACTTGTAAAGTTGAAATTTCAGCATTCAATCCCGGAGCGGTGATTAAATTATAACGATATTCATCTTTATTTCCTAAAAGAGCAATTGCTGTGTTATAATCTGATGCTTGGATTCCTTGAATATTGGTACCTGCAATGATACTTTCATTGAATGCTGCTCCACCTCCGTAGAATAATTTACCTGCACCACTATAGAATGAACCAGATTGAACAATTGGTAAAGAAGCAGTATATTGAGATCTCACAGCTCCAGCATTATCAAAATAATCTGGGGTTGGGTAATTTACTTCTTTTACTCTTACGTATCTTGATTTATTGGAATATGATCCACTATCTTGGATATAGTATTCTGATCCATCTTGTCTTACTACTTTTTTAGAATTACCAATTACAGCTTCAATATAATTTGAAGATTTTGGATCTAAACTTAAGTTTTGATAGGTTTCTAAAATTACTTTTTCTCTATCATTATCGTCTCCTCTACGGATTAATAAACTAAATGTCCCACTTGCAGTATTAACTGTTGGAATTTCCCAACGAACGTTATTAGCTGAACCTGAAGATAAGGCTCCATTTGGTAAAACTTCTGCAAATGATTCAATATAAGAAGAAGAAACATAATCATTAAGAACATAGGTATTATCTAAGTTATTCATGATTTCTCCTTCAGAAAGAGTTTCTAATGTAAAGGGTCCATTTTTAGTATCAGGAATTACACTACAAATTACTGGGCTATTTATAGCAGGTTCAAAAGAACCAGATGTTACACGGGTAACTAATAAACTTTCCCCTCCGTTTTGAAAATAATTGTTTACTGATACTGAGGTTAAATAGCTATAGGTTTGGCTTCCACTTTCAAAAGTAGAACCAAATCTGCTTGTAAAGTCACTATATGAGGTAACAACAGTTGGGATTTCAACTGGTCCTCTTACTGTTGGACCTATTATAGCGGCCCCAACTGTTACTGGTTGGGTAGTTACAAATGATTGATCATTTTCCCTTGCTAATACACCTGGTGAGATTAATGTTTCTGCCATCTTAGGTTGTTATATTTTAGTATTGTATTTTGTTATAAATACTAAAGAACTTTTAAAAAATTAGGTATTTGATACTATTTCTCCATTTTCTAGATTAATATTACCATCCCCGTATTTTTCAGTTAGAACTTTAGCAAATTCAATTCTTTCTGTTTCAAATTTTTGTTTAGCTTCAATTAAATCATCTTTTTGTGATTCTAAACTAGCAATTTGATATTCAACTTGACCAAAACTAAAAACTAAATTGTTTTCTTGTTGTTGAAAATCTTTTAATGTTTGCAACTCTTCTTCTGTTAAAACTTTTTTTGTCATTTTTTAAAATTAATTTATATTAATAAATATGTAACTATGTATTTAAATTTGAAAGATCAGAAACTGTTTCTGAAGCAATGCTAATTTTAGCTTTAGAATTAAATCTTTTTGCAGCTTTTAAATCTTTTTGTAGTGTTTCGGGTATGATATGACCCCTTAATCTAATATCAAAGCTGCCTTTAACAAGTCTTTCTTGTCCTACAGTTAATTCAGTTGCAGTTGATATTGTATCAATAAAGGCTCTAAATTTAAAACGTTCAGGATCACCCCAATAGGCATCAGAAGCATATTCTACAGCTTCAACTATTTTATTAAGTTGTTCCATATAATAAGTCTGAATGTTACAGCTATATTCTAATGTTACAAAATCAGGAACAACAACAGCTTGGGATTGTATAACTGGTCTTCTATTATTTAATACATTAAAATTAGAATACCCATTAATACTATTATATCCTTTTTTTAAGCTAGCATATAAGTGGGGAGAATTAGAATCTACTTTAGCTGTTACACTTCTATCTTTAGCTATAGAATTACGTGATATGTAAATAATAGGAAGCATAATTTTTCCTCCTTTATCTCTATAATATCCATCTTTTTGATATGATTTCCATCTTTCAGGAGAAGCATATATAACAGGGACTTGAATACGTTGACCATTTTGGTAAACAAAAGGTTGAATAACATTATTAAAATAGTAAAATACTGCTTCATCTATATCTTGAACTCCAATAGAAAATGATTTTGACTTATCTCCTCTAGCTGATAGTTTAGTGGATCTATTAAAGTCTATGTTTGTAGCTTTTTGATTAGCATTAGCAACCTCGTTTGGGTTTGTTAAATTTGCTAATTCATAAGATTCTTGTTGTCCTCTAGAGATTTCTTCTTGAGATTTTGGCCTTGGTTTAAAGTTTCTTTTAGATGTAGGTGAATTAGGAATGGCAGGATATCTTCCTTGAGCATTTTTAAATGCTCTCTCATATGCTTGGGATCGAGTTAAAGGTTTATCAGCCATAATTAAAATCTTTCTTTGTAAGGTGATATATTATATTTATCTGAAGGTACATAATGTGTAGTACATATAATAGATAAATTAGCGCCAAAGTTTTCTAAACCTGGATTTAAGGGATTTACCTTATTGGGGTAATCTGGGTTTTTGCCTACAAAGTATTGGTTAGTTACTATTTGATCTATTTCATAGTAATCTTCTTGATATAAAATTACATCTCCTACCTCAGCAACATAATTAGCATCTACTAAATCTGCTCTTAAAAATGCAAAGGTAATAGGTTGATTAAAGCCAATACCTTCTGCTCCTTCAGGAAATTCTTGATCTCCTCTATTTATCAAACAGTCAAAAATAAAAGGACCATCAAAATATTTACTACCAGCAGCTTCACCATATAAATTGGTTTTAGTTTCTTCAAGTTTATACTTATAAAAAGATGCCTGTTGGGTAATTATATTACCCATTAACTCACGGTTTATTCCTCTTATTAAGCTTACATCACGTAAGCTACCAAACATTGCCATATTAACCTATATAAATTGTATACGGAACTTGTTTTAATTCCGTTTGTTTAAATTCAGTTTCCTGTGCTCTTCTTTCTAATAATGCCTTACGAGAGGTTTCATCAAAATATGCTCTTAACCTTTCTAATAAAGCTGTTTTTTCTGTTGTAGCAGCTGTTATTAAATCTGATTGATTTAGTGTTACTTCAGAATTAGGGATAGGAATATTACTATATTTTCCTCTTACATATCCTAACATCTCTTTGGCTAATGCTAAAGTGTATTCAAATATCCATTGGCGCCCTACAGAATTAATACTTGTGTATGTAGGATTAGTATAAGGGGTATTTGATACATTAGATACTTTACTAGGATCATTACTTACACTTTCTGAGATTCTTTCATCTCTTTTAATATATTCAAAATGCAAATTAGCACTCCCTGTTAATGGGATAGGGAATATTCTAACATTATTATCTTTAATTTCAAAACTATAATTTGATCTACGAATTTGATCATTTAATTCAATAGCTTGAATTGTTTGCAAATCATAGTTCAATGGCATCATTAAAAAATTAATAGCAGGACTCATACTACCAAACCCAAAACTATCAAATAATGATTGATACCCAAAACCTGTTCCTGCATATGGGTCAAAGTATCTTACAATAGCAGGAGAAGCTTGATAAAATAATCTTTTAATTTCAATGCTTCCTGTAATTCCTTCATTTTCTGCCCATTGTTTCAAATCGTAATCTTGTATTGAAGCTGTAACAGGTATAAATCCTTTATGGTAAGGGACATTACCCCCTGTACCAGCTTCTGATCCATATTGTTCTGTTAGCCTAACTATAGGTTCAAAGCTAGGAGTTACAATACTGGTATTTAAATTACTACCGGTAGATAATCCTTCTAAAGATAGTTGGTTATCTCTAATTTTATAGGCATATAATTCATTACCATATGTAGTTATAGCTTCTTCAAAGCAGGCAAAGAATGAACCTGACTGTAATTCAACGTCCATAAGTGGGTATCCTAATCTCTGCCCGCAGAACTTAGCTACCTTAATAATATCTGTTTGGAACTCAGTATCACTGTCGTAGAAACCAAAAGGAGTCATTCCAGCGCTAAAAGTAGCAGTACCGTTCCATGTTTGTATATTAGCCATCTAAATTGAGTTTATAATAAATAGTAACTAATCTCTGAAGGTTTTATATACCTCTAAGATAGGGGTTACTATTTCATGCCTATGGTTTCTTTCTAACTGATGTACTTTAAATCCTTCTACCTGTTCTTCTAG